AGCTCACCCCGGGGGGCGGGGGCAGGTTCGCCGCCGGTCCCGGGCACCGAGAACGGCCAGATGTCGATCTTGCCGATGTTGTCGACGATGTCGGTCAGGATCTTGGGCATCTTGATCTTGCCCAGCCAGTCGATCATCGACTTCACGGCGCCGACCACGTTGTCGAACGCGCCTTTGATCGCGTCGATGGGTCCCTTGAACGTCTCCAGTGCCTTGCCGGTGATCTTGCCGACCCACTCGATCACGGACTGCACGACGCCCACGACCGCGTCGAACGCGGACTTGATCGCGTCGATGCCGACCTTCACGACCGGCCAGATCCGCGCCCACACGTCCTGGAAGAACGTGGTCTTGGTCGCGACCAGGACGATCACCCCGATGAGCAGGACGATCCCCGCGATGATCAGCCCCACGGGGTTAGCTGACATCACGGCGTTGAGCACCGCCTGAGTCCCGGCCCACACTTTGGTGGCGGCGCTGGCGGCGGTCGTGGCGACGGTGTTCGCGATGCGGGCGGCGGTGTCCTTGATCGTGACGAGCATCGCCGACTCCTGGGCGACCTTGAACAGCATCGTGGCGCCCTCGGTGGCGTCCAGGCCGGTCGCGAGCAGGCTCAGGGAGTCGGCCGCCGGACCGAACCCTGCGGCGTCCAGTGCACCGGACAGGGCGCTCAGGCCGGTGGCGGTGGTGCCGGACTTGTCGCCGACGTCGCCGATCTTGTCCGCGGTGCTCGAGGCGGACCTGCTGGCCTCATCGAATCCCGCGGTGGCGTTGCGGGCGTCGGCGAGGATGTCCACGGACAGGATCGCTGTCTTGGCCACCAGATCACCTCTTCTTCTTCGCCGCCTTGGCCTGGTCCTCGAGGATCGCGACGACCGTGAGCACGGTCTCTTCGTCCTCCTGCCACCACGGGCCTGGGTGCGTGCCGGTGGCTACTGCTAGCTCGCAGATGAGCCGGTCCCAGGTACCGGCTCGGTAGGGGTGACGACTTCGTCCTCGATCAGTGAGATGTCGACGACGAGTTCCTCCCAGGCCTCGTAGGCCAGCGCGGCCTCGATCTTTCCCGTGCGACGGGCGGCGGCCCACGCCACGAACGAGGTGTAGCCGACCGAGTCCTCCTGCTGGGGCAGCCACCCGTGCTTCTTGGCCGTCGTCGCGTAGATGCGGTTGTCTCTGACGTTCGTGGCCACCTCGAACGTCTCGTCTCGGTCGGCGAGCTCGACGAGTAGGTGCCTTCGGATCAGGCTGGTCGTGGTCATGCGCCCTCCACCTTGTTGACGACGGCCTGCAGCTCGTCGAAGTAGAACCCGACCCAGGTCTCCTCGGTGCGGGTCGCCGCGTCGGACAGGAACGGGTTGGCGGTGATGTGGTGCGCGGGCCAGCCCCAGTGCACCGGGCCGGCGTAGGGCAGCTTCGCGCTGCCGGCGCGGATGGTGACCTTCGCCGCGGCGGCCGCCGGGCGGATCGACGCCGCCAGGGCACCGGACCGCACCGGGACACGTGGGCGCGCGGCGCTGGCCACGAGCTCGCCGACGCGCTTGTTCACGTCCTTGAGGTCCGCGAGGTCCTCGCCGGCTTGCTTGAGGGTGCGGCGCAGCTCCTTGGCGCCGTGGACCTCGAAGACCGCAGGGCTCACACGCTCACCTCTTCCAGGATCGGGGCGTCGTCGCCGTAGGTGACGGCCGTGGCGGAGTCGAAGTTGATCAGCGCGAACTCGAAGTCGGAGTTGAGGTAGTCGCCCTCGGCGTCGGCGCCCAGGGACAGCGGAACGAGCTTGACCTGGCCGCGCACCGTGGTGCCGACGTCGGTCGAGGGAGTGAACTCGAAGTCGACGACCTCACCCCAGTGCTGCCAGGTCAGGGCGAAGAACCCGGCAGCCTTGCCGGCATCGACGTCGACGTTGCCCGACAGGGCCCACTCGATCGTGTCGGGCGCGGACTTCTGGGTGCCGCACAGCATCTTCTTGGAGTCGCCGGCGGTCACGTTCGGGTCGATGCGGACGTCGTTGACCAGGCATGACACGTCGATCTCCGTGCCCGTCATGCCGATCTTGAGGGTCCCCGGTCCCAGGTTCCCGGTGCCGTCAGGTGTGGTGGGCATCTTCAGTCTCCGATCGTGATGAGGGACTTCCAGGTCAGCTCGTAGGACGGCAGCGGGTCGCCCCCACCGGGCAGCGCGAGCGCGACCCGGGTGAACGTGGTGAACGAGAACTTGCCGGCCACCTTGTCGAGCAGGTCTGACAGGGCCTTGCTCGCCGGGCGTGCGCCGGCGTCTCCCGTGACCAGGTAGACGGTCCAGGTGGCGTCGGCGCGGCCGCGGTCGAAGCGCAGGTTGCCCTGCGGCGGCATGAGGTAGACGCAGGGCGGGTTGATGTCGCGGGCGTCGTCCACGGCGCGCACGCCGGCGTCGAGGAACACCTGCAGCACGTCAGCGGTGGCGGTCGCGATCGACATGGGTCACCCGACCGCAGGTTCGGCCCACGTGCCGGTGCGCAGCGCCCGCTCGATGTCCGAGTCGTACTTCGACACGTAGACGGCGCCGGCGTCGGTGATCGAGTCGATGCCGCCGGGGGAGTTGCGGCGCCGGTACTCGCGCGCCGCGTACATGACGCCGGCCTGGTAGATCTCCGCGTCGGGCACGTAGGTACGCGGAAGGACGTCCGTGGCGTCCTGCCAGGCGTCGGGGCGGCACCGTTGCACGTAGAGCTCTGCCAGGCCGTTCACGCGGCGGATGAGGTCGTCGTCGGTAGCGTCGTCGCCGTCCAGGCGCAGCCAGTCCTTCACGTCGCTCGGCGCGAGCCAGGCGAGCGTGAAGTCCGGCGGCGTCGGGTCGCTCACCTCGACGAGCGCTTGGTGGTCGACGCGGTCGCCTCGAACGGCAGCGGCGGGGTGACGGTGACGTCGACGATGCCGCGGGGGTCGTTGACCAGGACGGCCTGGTACCCGAACACGGCGATGTCGATTCCGCCGTTGGGGATGTTGACGGCCTGTACGCGCAGCGGGGCGGGCTGGGCCTCGAAGTAGGTGGCGGCGTTGCGGTCGCCGGCCAGGACGTGCCCGGCGGCCAGGTTCGGGTCCATGAAGAACCGCAGGTCGTTGACGTTGCCGCTCGAGTTCTGCAGCGAGATCGCCGAGGACTGTGCGACCCACCACGGGACCGCGTCGGAGGACAGGCCGAGGAATCCTCCCCACAGGTCGGCGGCGATCCCGACGAACGACGGCGTCGCGCCGATCTCCGACAGGGTCGTGGCGATGACGTTGAACGCGTCGACCAGGCTCTCGGCGGCCGCGGCGGTCGCCTCGGCCTTGAGCGCGGCGGAGACCTTCGCCTCGGTCTTCATGCCGTAGTCGCGCGTCGCGGCACGGAACAGCGCCTCGAGGTAGCCCGGCTCGCCGAGGTCGACGTAGATCCGGTCGACGTCCCACCCGCCGGCAAGGCGGGTGATGGGCGCGTCGGCGGGCTCGGTGGTGACGGCGTTGGACGGGATCGGGGTCTTGTTGCCGGCGTAGTCAGCGACCTCGGGCTGGCTAACCCACTTCCACCCGTACACGCGGGTGCCCGTGGTGAGGGTCTGCCGGTTGATGGACTCGATGTAGTCGCGACGCACCGCGACCGGGGTCCACAGCTCGTCGAGCCACTGCGGGCGCAGGAACCCCTGGCCGGCGTCGCCGGCCGGGACGATGTCGGTCAGCGCGGCGTTCACGAACGCGGCGTCCGGTGAGCGGCGGATCGCGTCGGCCAGGGTGTCGCGAGCCCGGGCGAACGTGAGCGCCGCGGCTCGTCGTGGACGCCGGGACAGCTCGACGGGCGGCGTCGTCGGCGCCGGCGGTGGCGTCTCCTGCTCGTCGTCGGTCTCGTCGTCGTCCTCGTCGTCAGGCTCGGGCTCGGGCTCGGCCTGAGACGCTGCGATCGACGTGAGCGTCGAGCCGGCGAACGCGGGCCGGCGCACCAGGCCGATGTGCCGGGCGGTCCACTCGCTGACGTCCCAGATGCCGTCGTCGGCGAGCGCGGCTTCGGTGGCCTCGGCGCCGATGGAGAACCCGGTGCGGACCTGCTCGCTGGCCTCGACCAGGGCGTCGTTGCCGGCCGAGGTGGTGAACGCGCGCGTCGACGCGGCCAGGTGCCCCTCAGCGGGCTCCCACGCCTGCAGGCGTCCGACGACGGCGTCCTCGTCGTGCTCGCGCACCATGTCGATGAGCTCGCCGGCGTTGGTCGGCGGGCCGGAGAACCGGTAGCGGCGCCCGTTGCGGGTCGGCGCGGATGGCACCCCGTACGGCACCACGATGCCGCGGATCCGGCGGGCGGCCGCGTCGATCGTGGTGGACTGCTCGGAGAACGCGAGCTCGAGCGTGGGGTGTGCCGTGGTCGGCTGCGCGAACGTCAGCAGGTCGGTCGTACGCATGGTCAGTCCTCCGTTGGGTATCCGGTCGCGGCCGCGGTGGTGGCGGTCAGGTCGCTGGTGTCGAACGCGGCGCGCTGGCCGGCGGGCAGGACGTCGTCCATGCCGAGGCGTGCGCTGATGGGGTCCATGTAGAACGAGAGCCCGAAGTCGAGCCACAGCTGGTTGCGGTGGTCGAGGTTGGTGTAGTCCATCGAGCTGCCCTCGGTGGCGGCGTCGATGAGCGCGGCCGGCGTCGAGACGAGCCGGGCGACGTCCACGGCGGACCCGTTGCGCGCACCGATCAGCAGCTGCTCGGAGGTCAGCACGTGGTCCTTGGTCTCAACCGCGGCGTTCGTGAACAAGACGCCGTCGTTGGCCGCGAGCGCCAAGCGCGTCTCTGCGACGAGCTCCTGGCGCTCGGTCTTGGACAAGGTGGTGTCGGTGGTCTGGTGCAGCTCGAGGCGGAACGGACGCTGGGCGACGTCGGCGGCGGTCTGCTCGAGGTCGGCCGCGATCCGCACGGTGCGCTCACCGAAGCGCAGGATGCCCTCGTGCGGGCCCGGGATCAGGACGCAGCGGGCCTGGTCGAGCGGGCGGCCGTCCTGGTCGACGAACTGGTGGTCCTCGAAGTCCCAGTAGTCCCACGGGATGCGGGCCATGCGCGCCGGCCGTGCGTTGCCGGTGGCGTCGACGGCCAGGCGGGTCGCGTACCACAGGGACATCCCGTAGAAGATCAGGTCGTCGACGGTCCACAGCATGCGCGAGTGCGGTGACTGGGCGGTCAGGCCGAGCCGCCGGCACTCCGACAGGGGCAGGTCGCCGAGCTGGCCGTCGGTGCCGTACATCCACATCGGCTGAGCGGTGATGGGCTGATCGAGGCGCAGCGCGACGAGCGGCGCCTGGGCGACGGCGCCGACGGTCAGGTGCCGGGCGCGGGCCACGGCCGGCACGCGCATCGCCGCGGCGCGGGACATGACCCGCAGGAACTCGCCGGTGACGTCGTGGAACGCGACCTCTTCCAGGTTGGACCGGTCCACCCACGCCTCGATCTGCGGCTGCAGGCGGGCCTGGTCGTCGACGAGCTGCACGGGCCGCGTGAACCAGCCCACCTCAGAACTCGATCAGATCGCGGCGGCGGCGTTTCTTGACGGCGTCGCGGGCCTGCAGCGGGTGGGTGCGTCGACGGTGCGCCTCGAGGTCGGCGAGCGCGGAGGCCTTGATCGCGTGGGGTGCCCCGCGGAACCCGGGACACACCTCGCACACCGCGATGTACGTGTCTGCCGAGCAGTCGATGCGCCCGTGACGCGCTGCCATGCGTACAGGTGTACGCCCCGCAGGGGGACAGCGGATGCGACGTCGTACGACGTCGGCGCGTCGTCAGCCCGCGTGGACCTGTGGGCGTTGCGGTTCGGGGGGCAGATGCTCCACGCCCCACAGGGCGGTGGTGGCGGCGACGAGCGGCGCGATCGAGCCGGCCGATGCGCGCCGTGACCAGGCGAACCCGTCACCGAGCGGCCGGGTGCCGGCGACCTCGACGGCTTCGTCGAAGGCGGGGTGCGGCCACACGGACAGGGCGCGGGCCTTGACGGAGTCGAGGAACCCGGCGGCTGCGACCGCGACGTCGTACGACGTCAGGGGGAGCAGCTGTGCCTTCGCGCGCTCGAGGTCCTCGTGCACTGTGACGTTCGGGCCGTGGTCGTCGATGGCGATGTGCAGGCCGCGGCGACGCTGGATATCGAGCACGCGGGCGGTCGCCTCGGCCACCGGCAGGATGTCGACGACCTCCACGTGCCGTCCTGGGCCGGCGAGCGCGATCGCGGCGTGACTGCGGTCGAAGGCGACGTCGATCGCCAAGCACATCGGCCCAGGTGGCATGTCGGAGGTGTGCTGGACGCTGCGCCAGTCGTCCTCGGGGATCACGCGGCCTGCGGCGGTGCGGGTCCATCGGTTGCCGTACTCGCGGATGAACGCCGCAACGCCGTCGCCGAGCGCCATGTCGAGCGCTTCGTAGTCGGTCAGGCCGTACGCCAGGCCCGGGTGCCACGTGTGCCACAGGGCGCGGTCGAGCGGGTCGACGTCGTCGGGGCACCCGTAGTCGAAGATCGCGAAGCCCGGCTCGCCGGCGACGGCGCGGTCGTAGTAGGCGCGGGCGTACGTCGAGGCGTCGGTGCCGGCGGTGAACACGACCCACAGCTGGCGGCGCGGCCGCGTGTTGAACGTCGGGGTGATCGTGCGCTTGAGCGCCTCGCCGAGGACGTCGTCGTGCTCCTGGGCCTCGTCGGCGACGACCAGGTCGAGTGCGGCCGAGCGCAACGCGCCGTCGCGTGCGGGGAACGCCTGGAAGTACGAGCCGGTGCGCCGCCACCCGATCGCCTCGGTGCCGCGGGAGCGGCGCAACCGCATGTCGGCCGCGACGCGTGGGACACGCTCGAGCTCGAGGAACCAGTCGGCGAACCGGTCGGAGGTGATGGTGCCCTTGTGTGTCGAGTACTTGGCTCGATAGTCGCGGTAGGCGCGGCCGCGGCCGAGTGCGACGTCGTACGCCGTCGTCGACTTCGCGCACTGGCGCGGCTCAGTGAGCACGATCGTGGTGTAGGCGTAGTGGCCGCTGGGCAGCAGCTCGCCGGCGACCTCAGCGATGTAGCGCTGCGGCGGGATCCACGGCCGGCCCAGCATCGCCGCGATTGCCTCGCCGTAGGTTGCGTCAGTTCGCCTCGTCGGGTCGCGCGGGGTCCAGTGCCTCGGCGGCGCGAGCGCGTGCGGCATCCTCGTCGCGCGCGACGTCGAGCTCACGGACGGCGCGGAGGAACTCGTCGTCGTCGTCATCGTCGGTGTGGAACAGCCGGCGCACGGCCTCGAGGTAGGCCTGGGTGGCCATCGTCTTCGGGTTGTAGTCCCACGTCTTCGCCTTCCCGTCGACGGCCAGCATGCGCTCGAGCCGGTCCAGGTCGTTGGCCTGCCGGCGCACGGCGGCGATCTCGGTCGCCAGGAACTCGCGGCCTTGCTCCTGCGCATCCTTCAAGTCGCGGTCGAGGGATCGACGCACCTCACCCTTCGAGGCGTGCGTCGGCTCGTCCTCCCAGAGCGTCGATCCCGGCATTGCGCCACCCGTTTCGTGCGGTGTGAAACTTACTTACACCTTTACTCTCGCTTTACCTTTTACTTGTTTGAATTTGCCATACCCGGTGGGGGTTGGGGAGAAAACAGGCAGCCGCGGGGCTGCCGGGGACCCCCCTGCACCAAAAAACCGGCGGAGGATGACGACGTCGAGCGGGATGACCTTCGTCGTCCTCCCACGTGATCCACGGCAACGCGCCGCCGTACAGTGCGGCACCGATCGCCCACATCACCATCTCCTCGAGCTGGT